ATGTCAGCCTCTTCGTTGAACACGGCGGCATAGCCAGACACCTTGATTGCTTCGCCATCCATTCGAATTTCAACCGGCTTGCCGGCTCTAAGTTCATGCTTCATTGCTTGTTCCTTCTGTGGCCGGGGGTGTAATGGGCTGGGAGCCGAGCGGGACTGTGGCGCCCTGAATCATTAACTTGTTGCCCTCGTCCATGTCCGGGCGGTTCTCTTGTCTGCGCGCTTCGTTCGGTGTCAGCACGGCGTTCTGAATGCCGGATGCGTAGCCATCCATGCGGGTCTTGAAGTCGCCTCGCAGCAGTCCGTCAAGATTGAACTCGACATAAAATTCGTTATTCAACTTACCGAACAGCTTCAGGTTCATCTCCTGTTCAGTTTGCTCGACCCACCGCTTAATGGTGTGCTTAACAAAATGGAGATCCTGCTGCTCTGTGTTGCTGAACGTGCCATTGCTCAAATCCTGCAAGAACGTCGGCGGCAGAGAATAGATTCGGGCGTACTCTTCAATCAGGAATCGCTTCAGCTCAACCAGTTGAGACTTCTCTGGGTCAATACCGATGCTCTTTATTTCATGCCCGGTGGGTAAAGACAGGGCCAGGCGATTTTCTTTTGAGGCCGCACGTATAGCGCTTTGAAGATCGTCGGATGCGCGCTTCAAGGCAGCGCCTGATTCAAAGTTTCCGGTAATCATAAAGGGCGGAACGCCGCCGTTCTGGAACAGCTTGGAGCCATAATTTGTGGCTGCTATCCCGAGGCCGATAGTGTCAGCGTTCGTCAGAATGGGGCTGCGAGAGGTCATCATGTCGGGGCGAAGGCTGAACGGTATGTCGATGATCTCCCCAGCGACATAGACAATTTCTTTTCTGCCCTGCTCTTTGTAGCGGTAAACCTTCCGGCCACCGCGCATCTCGATCTTTACTGTCTCGGGGTTGAGCGGCCAGAGGTTAATGACTCGCCCTGCTGCGTTGCTTTCAATAAATGTGATTGACCTGCCGCCCGTAAACACTTGTTCATAAGAATACTTTCGAGCATCAAAGCTGCTGGTTTCATCGTTCCATGAGTCGTGCAGGATTCTGGCAAGCGGACTGTCCACCTTTACCCTGCCGCCCTCTGTCTTTTGGTAGAGATTTAGCGGAAGCCCGGCCATAGTGCCGCTGATAAAATTCACCGCAGCCCAGATGGCGGGGACGCCCATGGCTTTATCAATCGTCACATTAATACCCGCAGCACTAGCCCCGCCAGATGCGCCCAGAAAATCCAGAATATGCGCAGACGAAATGGGCACGGTCGGGTCTTCCACCGTTGCCCGCTGCTCCGGTTCTGCTTTCTTGCGATTCCAGAAGGCCATGGTTTATCCCAGTATTGAAAAGGTTTCGTCTTCCCAGGGGGAGACAGGGGTTGTTTCTTCAGTGGACTGCATGACACCCACCGCCATCAGCAGGGCAACCATATCGTCGATCTTGTCAGCAGAGCGCTTCTTGTCCGGGGCCATGTTCAGGTTTTGGTCACGACGGCTGACGATGTTTGATGCGCACCAGTTCAGTAGTGGGTCGCCACCGTGGGCGAGCTTGCCGGATATGTAAGCACGCTCCAGCGCTTGCATTGCCGGGTGGTATGACTTTGGCCCTTGGATAAATTCGATCAACGGAAGCTCTTCAGCTACCAACCGGTTTACCAGGTCGGTTGCGTTCCATTTGTCATAGGCCAGTAACTGAACATTGAACCGCTCGCAGGCTTCAAGAATGTCCTGCTCAACAATGGCGTAATCAGTTACGTTGCCTTCGGTTTGCTTTAGCAGGCCGGACTCAGCCCACGCCGCGTAAGGCACAGTCCCGCGCTCTGTCCGGTATGCCACGGCGCTCTTGGGAGCCCAGCGCCAGCCATGGGTATAGATGACGCCATCGACATTCCAGGCTAGGCGCAGAGCTGCAATGTCTGCTGTTGATGCCAGATCGAGCCCGCCCCAGCAGGGGTAATCTTCAAGCCAGTCAAGATCCACCGGGCCAGAGCATGCCTGCCATTTGGTCAGATCAATCCAGCCATCAGCCGTTGATGCTGGCCGGTTGAGCCGCTTGATTCGAAACTCGGCCAACTTGCTTGGCATCTGCTTCGCTTCAATGGCTTCTTTGCGTATCGCATCGAGAAGGTGCGGGTTAACGTCCATCAATGGGTTGGCTTTTATCCAGACTGACTCATCGAACTCGTCATCAGCCTTGATGCCCATCGTTTTGTCGTCATCATCCACCGCGTAAAACACCACCAGAAAGTGGTCGGCGGTATTTTCAAACAGGCCCGAAAGCAGCCTTTTAGCAAACTGGCGGATCTCTGCCCAGGGGCCGGGGTTGGTGTAGCCTTCCGTCGTCGTGTAAAGCCAGAGCGGATTGGCCCTGGCGCCGGCCGCCGAGGTTAAGACGTTCAGAAGATCCGCTGTCTTGTGGGCGTGAATCTCATCCAGGCCGACGTGTGACGGGTTTAAGCCGTCCTGCGTTGACGCCTTGGAATGGATCGCCTTGAAACTTCCGCCTGTTTCGAAGCGAGAAATAGACTTAGCCCATATCTCTAGGCCGAATGCGTCGCGCAGATCGGGCGTTTTCTCGACCATTCGCTTGGCAGTGTTGAAGATAATGGACGCTTGAGGGAACGTGGTCGCCGCGCTGATTACCTGTGCGCCCTCTTCGGGCTCGCAGCACAGACAATAATTCAGGATGCCGGATGCCAAAGTAGACTTGGCGTTCTTCCGAGCCACTGCAAAAAGTGCCGACGTGTACCTTCGGGCGTGAAATTTTCCGCTATCGCCCCACCCTTCAACGTGCGTTGCCTCGCGTTTTCGGAAGCCGAACAACTGCACCACAAAGAAAATATGCGACGGGTGCATGACTATGTTCGGGGTATCCCACTTGCCCTCGACGTGCGGCAGCTTCTCGATGAAGTCGCAGGGATCGTTTGCGTGCCATTTATCAAAAATGAACGGGCAGTCTTTGCGCTTCGCCCGCTTCAGATCATCAAGAAACCGCTGTGCAGCCTGGCGAATCAGCTTACCGTTGTGCTTTCGCCTCTTGTCTCTGACGGCTGCGCGCGCGTAATCAGTTGCTATCTTTGCGTAATCAGGCACCGTGCTTGCCGTTCGCTGCGAACTTGTTGCCCTTTTCTTTTTCCCCGCTTGACGTAACCTTCGCTCTGCTAGCCGGGGTCATCCCAAACTCAGAGAATAATGACTTGAGTGCGGTGGTTTCAGCGGCGGTAGCCTCCATTTCTGCCTTTGCTTTTTTGCGAAAGCACTGCCAGGCATAGCAAAGCTGCTCCAGAGAGAACAGATCAACTACTTGCATCACCCTTGCCGAGACAAGTTGATCGCCAAGCCGTCGCCACATTTCAGCGCCATCTGAATTTAAGTGCTGGGGTGGATCTGGGAAATTTTCAACCAAGTCATATTCTGGAGCGTCGGGCTTAACTCGGTCCGGTCTAGTTGTGCCTGCCAGAACCTTGAGGTTCGGAGACGTTGGCTTCCTCCCTCTGGTCATTTCGGCTCCTTAGATTTTCAAATCTTAATTTTGACTGTGCAAAAAAAAGGCTATCCCAACGGTGTCCAGCGCGCAGGCTCTGGAAGACTTACCCACCCCCTCCCTTTTTAGATATGGCGGGCCGCCTTGGCCTCTCTTGCGGTCTTTCTCTTGTGACATGGCACACATATACCCTCAAGGTTGTGCGCCTCGTCTGTGCCACCCTGAGCCCTGTTGGTGATGTGATCGACTTCTGTTGCCTGTGACACTCTCAACTCTCTCATACACTGCTGGCAGAGGTAGTTGTCACGTTCGAGTATTGCCTTGCGCTTACGACGCCATGGCCTTCCACCGCGGGCACTTCCCCATGTCTTGCCGGGTGCAGAGTGCTTCTTTGTGGTTGCATGGCGTACGTGGTGAGACTTTGGCCTGACTGGCACTAGATAACTGTGACTTGGGGGTGGCCGGGGTTCACTCTACTCGCCCTGGGCCTGTTGATAATTGCTGACCGGGGAATATAACATCACACACCAATGACGGTGATCCCGTAGTTGTCATTCTGAAGCTCCCTGTGTTCACGTTCTCAACCACCTCATATGCGTCTTCGGTGTAATTGCGTACAGAAACCCATGACCCGCCGACGTTCTTTTCAAGCGCAACAGTGGCCCCGGACCAGGTGCCAGATATCAGCACTTGAAATAAGCCTGGGCCTGCATAAATTGTCAGAGCAGATGCCCCGCTTGTATTGATGTCTGTAATGAGTGCCATGGCTTAGCCCTGTGTAAGCATTAAAAAACCCGCTCATGGCGGGCCTGTGTGATTTCGTGTGGCGGGCTAGACGGAATCCTGCTCTACCCGCGTCAACCCTAGCGCATTGATGTGATCCTGCGCTGACTCTTTACGGTCGCCCAGTATCACCGCGATAACGTCCGGGCTTGCAATGCCGCCGTTGATCTGCAATAGCGCTTGAGCTCGTGTGGCGGCTGCCAAGTCCATGTCGGGCGCGTGGTCAGGGGCTTGTAATGGCTGGCCTGCCATCTCTGCGAACACAGACTTTGCGACTGTCGAGGCTACCGAGTACAGGTTGCCATCGGCGTCTTGATACGATGCGCTGGTGAACGTTTTGTCGTCTGCGCTGGACTCGCCAAGGCATAGGGCTAGTTGATTGGCGTCTGGGATGTGGGCGAGTGGGGTGGCTGTTGTTGCGCGCTGGATGTATTCTGTTTTCATAGGGTTATCCCTGTTATGATTGCGGTGTATTGCTCTAATCTGTCAAGATCACCTGCGCTTGTTTTTGCACCCCGGATAACAAGGCTGTGAGTGCCTCCTTCAAAAAACAAATTAGCTCCCGCCCTAGCACCGATATAAACAGGGTTGTTTCCGTAATTGCCCGAGCCTTGGCTGCCTGTAGAAGTTTGGATTACCGAGGAGTTCCTTCTCAGCGTCAGTATTGGCGCAGCTATATCTGCAATTAGTGAAATAACAGCGGTGTCTGGAGCCGTTGCAAATACTCCGTGTTGCGGGGCGCTTAGCACTGTCCCTCTGCTGAAAATTCTATAGCTATTTGATCCGTTTGAAGACGGGGCAAACAAACAAAATGATCCATTTGTGGTGTCAGATATCGGAGACAGCTCGACAAAAATGCCAGTGCTGTCGTCGCTCTCTTTTTTCAACCCGGCAACTACAGTCATTTTATTAGTGCCAGTAAAATCAATAGCCGCTGTTTCAAAGAACTGACCTGTACCGCTATTTTCAAGCCAATGCAATGTACCGTCAGTTCGGTATATTAAACGCTTTGCGCTAACAGACTGCGTTGCGTGATTCCCATTCCCAGACTGGTCCAGCATCAATCCAACAGGATCACCATCCGCAGTCACAGCCGTTGTACCCGCCGCATCTTGAAAGAGCGATTGCACGCCGTTGACTACTGGCCGAGGGATGTAGAATGCGCCCTGCTCGCCTGCGCTGAAGAGCGAGGTGATTAGCGCGGGTCGTTCGTCTACAGTGATGCCAAACGAGGATCTAATGGAAGTGCGGATTGATTGCCTGATAGCGGAGGTTATGGCGCTCATTCTTGTTGCTCCGGGGTGCGGCCTGCAATCGTTATG